GTTAAAGTCCCTCCATTGCTCAATATCCCCAAAAAATTGTATCCCGTAATCCTCGACACCGATAGTTACGATTATTTTTTGATCGAGGGCGGGCGCGGTTCCGCTAAGTCTCAAACAATCGCCAGAGTTTTGTTATATGTTGGGTCACTGGGCAAATTACGTATCGTCTGCGGACGTGAGGTGCAAAACACGATCCAGGAATCTGTATATGCGCTTCTTAAAGATTTAATTGACGAGTTTAAACTCGACTACGACGTCCAGGCACAGCGGATAATCCAGCGTACGACCGGCACGGAAATTATTTTTAAAGGTTTTAGAGAACAGGGGCGGATTAATATCAAAGGGTTGGAAGGAGCCAATATTTTATGGGTCGATGAGGCCCAGGCAATTAAATCCTCGACGTTGAAAGTTATTGTGCCGACGATCCGCAAAAAAAATTCAAAAGTTTTCTGGACAATGAACCGTTATTTATTTGATGACCCCGTGTTCAAGGAGTTTCACGCGCGCGCGGACTGCCTGACAATCCACATTGATTATTTTGACAATGAATTTTGTCCGGACAAACTAAAAAAAGAAGCCGACACGTGCAAAGAAAAAAACATTGAAGATTTTGACCATATTTGGCTGGGTCAGCCGCTCAGGCAAGCGCAGAACGCGGCGTTCCGCAACGTGGCCGGGATCGTGGACTATGATATGGACGAGCGCGCGGAGCCCGTGCCAGAGTTTGATTATGTATTGGGGGTTGATTTGGCCAAGTCGGTTGATTTTACTGAGCTGGTTGTTTTATGTATCCAAACTAAGCGTTTAGTATACCACGAGTGCGTGGAGAATGAGAATAGGGCCAGCTGGCATTATCAAAAAGAAAAGATATTAGCATTGTCAAAAAAATACAATGATGCTCTGACAATAACGGACTCAACGGGTGTGGGCGATCCGATTACCGAAGATTTACAGAGGATGGGGGTAAACGTGTATGTAGAGCAGCACGAACAAAAAGAAAATCCTAGGGAAGTGGCTGGATTTAAGTTTACCAATCTCTCAAAAGAAAATTTAATCGAGAAATTAAAGGTCGCCATCGAATTGCAGACATTTAGAATTCCGTATATCAAGTCGCTGGTTGACCAGTTGATCCGGTTTGAGTGTACCCGTCTCCCGTCTGGTCGGGTGCGTTACTCGGCGCCGGACGGGTCGGACGAGTTAGGCAATCCGATACACTATGATGACGGTGTTATCGCGCTGGCTCTGGCCGTGTGGGGGTCACGGGACATGATTTATAGTTCTGAATACACTGTATCAAAACCCGAAACACCGACGGATAGGCTATGGAATCAGGTGCGCCATGAGTTAACGACGAAAAACTTTATAAATAATACTATGCAGGACAAAAATGATGTGATAGAAATTGAAGAAGAAGATGCTCAAGAAGTAATTTAATAGGAGCCCGGCGCCGAATACGGCAGGGGTTTTTTTTAACTAAAAATAACTGGAGGGTGGGATGAACAAAAAACTACTAGTATTGATGGCGATGCTGTTTGTTATGGCTGTTCCGGCGTTTGCCGATAATGCCGCAATAACAGCATCATGGACGGCTGATGATGTGCGTGAGGTCAATGATGCGACGCCTGGGACGAGCAAGGCGTTTCTGGGTACGCGGCTAGAGGGAGTTTTAAAAAAAGAGACGTCAACGTTGTCTGGTGTTGGTCACGTTGATATTGACACAGACGACACGGCCGTGTTTATTACTACAAGCGCTACAGCTGGTTTAGCTGACCCATCGTTGGCCGACAGTGTGGCTGGACACGAGTTGACGCTGGTTCTGGTGACGGACGGCGGCAAGGATTTTATCGTGTCGCCTACGACAAAAAAAGGTTTTGCCAGTCTGACGCTTGACGACGCCAATGATAGTTGTACGATCAAGTACACCAATGACACGGACGGATGGATTGTTGTCGGCAATGCCGGATGTACGATAAACTAAAATGTGGACATTGTAATATTTTTTTGTCGATTATTGAGGACAAGGAAATGTTAAAAAGAGCAATCAAATATGTCTCCATATCGTAGCAAATCTCAAATGCGCTACCTCCACGCCGTTAAGCCTGACATCGCGCGTAAATGGGACAAGAAATACCCGGTGCCTAAGAATTTGTCGGAGAAGAAAAACAAATACCAGGAAGCCGTGAAATATTAAGGAGCCAATATGTTCGGGTGCAAAGGGTGCGAAGCATTACGTTCAGAAAACGAATATTTAAAAGGTCTGGTTGACCGACTGCTGGCGAAGTTGGAAGTCCACCATAATCCGGAAATTCGGACGGATAAAACTGAACCGATAGATGATGAAGAAGTTGAACGGATAATCTATGGAAATCCTTAAAAATAACGCGAGTAAAGACTTGGCCGGTGGGATTAAAGAGGCGGTCCAGAGGATAACCGAGTCTCGTTCTCAATATTATCGGCAGTGTATGGTCAACGTGATGTTTTTGTATGGGCAGCATCATTTTTCAGTATCTCGCCATGCGGCAGACGTGACGATAGGCCAGAGGATTGCCTGGGAGTTGGAGTCTGGTCGAAATAAAGGTTCGTTGAGGCGCACGAGTAATTATATTCTTCCGTTGTTCCGATCTTCTTATTCGCGTTTAATTCGTCAAAAAGCCACGGTATTCGCCGAGGCCACAACCCAGGCGCAAAAAGACCGTGACGCGGCTAAAATATCCAAAGAAGTGGCTGAGGATTTTTGGGACAACTGCAACCGTAATAATATTTGGGTGGCCGATGAAATTTCAGGCATGCAATCGGTTTTAATGAAACTTATCCTTTACAAGATGACCGTAGGCATGGGGTATCTGTTTCCGTATTTTAATTCAAAAGCCAAATCATTCGTGTACGATCAAGCCAGGCGTGACATTATTGAGTCTGATGTTGGAGAGGCTGAAGTCCGTGTTGACAGCCCGTTCAATGTGTTTAAAGACCGGTTTGGACGGTTCGTTATCCACCGCCGTTTTTTAGCGCCGGAACAAGTGGAATATGAATTTGATAAAGAGGTCGAGCCGTCCGCGGTTGATGAAGAAGCGTTTGAGACCAAGATCCAAAGGGTGTTGGACGGTTCAGAGTTTGAGAAGTTAGAAAAAGACGGGACATATATTTATACGAAATACTGTCTGCCTACATTGAAGGAGCCTGAAGGTCGTGTTTATGTCTGTACTGAAACGGATGTTATTTATGATTCAAAACTTCCTGAAGATTGCAAGGGGCGAATCCCGTGTTATGAGTTTAAGTATCAGGATTTAGGATTCTCACGCAACGCGCAAGGGTGTATTGAGCAGGTCGTTGACTTACAGCAGGACCGGAATTTTGCCATAAGCCGGATAGCTCAGCATATGAAAATGCTGACAGGAAAACTTCTGAATCCTAAAAAATCAGGATTGACAACACAGTACAATGACGTTGTCGGTCAAATCATAAATTACAATCAGGGGTATAAACCGACGATGGAGCCGGCGCCGCCTGTACCGGCTTATTTTTTTGAGCAGTTAAAAAGAATTGACCAGGACATGGAAAATCTGATGAATTCCCATGACGCCAGCATGGGAAGGACGCCGACCCAGGTAAAATCTGGCGTTGGAATTGCCAGTCTTTCTGAACTTGATGACGCGCAGATTGCGCCTGAGATGATTATGTTTGAGATAAAATTAGGATTTTTTATGGAGCATATCCTTGATATTTGTCAGTTTAATTATCGTGAGCGCAGGTTACTAAATATTTCCGGTGAAGATTATGCTTACGAGGTCAAGTCGTTTATCGGTTCAGACCTGATGGGGCACAAAAGGGTCAAGGTCAAGATCGGTAGTAATATGCCTATCAATAAGACCGACCGCACGCAATACATTCTCATGCTCCGAAAGGAAGGGTTTATCAGCCCTGACCGCGCGAAAGATATGCTGGAAGCCAATGATGTTGAAGGAGCGTTTACAAATCTGGATGAAATAGGGGCCAAAACCGACATTATGAGCATTATAGAAGGCACGGCTGAAGTCATACCGGAACAATATGAAGACCATACGATTTATCTCAAGGTCATAAACGATTTCAGGAAAGGGAATGTTTATCCACGGCTTCCTATCTCAGTAAGAGAGCAGATTAACCAATTTGCTGAAGGACACCAGCAGTTTCTTTTGGCGGAGATGGAAGCTGCGAAAGGGATGGGAGGAAGGTTGCCACCGGCGGCGCAGCCGCAGATGCAAGCACAGTAAAATAATTTAACTAAGGAGCCAAATACTATGCCAAACGAAATTATTGATGAACAAGGCGGAGCAAATCCAAATAATGATGCTGGTGCCTTTGCTGAAGCGATAACAAAAAGTCTTGCCGAAGAAGAAAAATTGTCTGATAAGTCAGATGAAATTCCAAAGTCACAGGTCGAGACAGAGGGGTACAAAGGTGCGGAACGCCGTGCCGCTGGATATCAAGGTGAGAAAAGACGGGCGGCAGATAAGGTTTCCGAAGACCCTGAATATGAAATGGATTTTGAACTGGAACCAGGCAAGGGCAAGCACAAATTTAAACTTTCCGATTTAAAACAAACAGCTTCTTGGGTTCATGCGAATAAAGAAACCATTCAAGGACAGTTAAAACTCAGGGAATTGGCGACAAAACATCCTGAGTTCGGGAAACTCATTAACGAAGTTATCACAAAATCTTTCAATGAAAAAGGCGAGCTTAATTCCGAGTTTGTTATTCAGCGATTGAAGTCTTTGGACGCCAAATCTGAAGCGATTGAGGAAGATATTGAGGACAAGGATGATGAGATTAAGAAGGCTGAGGAACTGCTGAAAAGTGATGAGATTGACCCGGACAGTGTTCAGGCAAAGGTCTTAAGAAGCAATATCGCCGCGATGAAAGCACAGAAAGCGAATCTTAACAAGGCTCTAGACAAGATTACCGAGATTTCAAAAAGGTTTGAAACGGTCGAAAAAGGACAAAAGGATTTTTTAACAAAGCACGAAGAAGAAGTTGGGGCCGTTGAGGTCAAGCGATTGTCTGGTGTGTTCAACAAGACATTTGGGGCCATGACGGATCCAAACAAGCAGGACGGGTTTAAATTCATTGACGAAGACGAAGCTAAAGACTTTGAGAAGCGTGTCCGGGAAATGGTTTCATCTGGGGCCGCTGATATTAAAGACGATGAAGGTTTTGTCAAGCTGATACAGGATTCCGTTAAGGCGGTCTGGGAACGGACGAGCAAGTTGCGGGAATCGGCGGTCAATGACTACCTGAGAAGCAAAGGTAAATTTTCTGCCAAGCAAGAGGATAAAAGTGCTGATGCTGAAATAATAGAAATGCAGAAGCAGTTATCGGCTCTTGAGAAGGACGGTAAGGAAGATACCCACGAAGCAGAAAGGTTAAGAGCGGCTATAAAGGCCAAAAAAGAGTTTAACGAAGACCCTCTTAAGGGCAAAACCATTGGCGAATCAATAGCAGAAGCCATGTTTGCGTCATCTTAAGTTGGGAAATAGGAGGTTTTAAATGAAACAAAAAAATATGTTTTACTCTATTGTTGGGTTTATTAACTCAACGTTGAGGTTAAACAACAAAGGTATGGCTGACGCCAGTTTGACTACATTGTCAAATGTGTTGCATAAGGTTATTCACCCTGTGCTTCAAAGACTTTTGGCTAAGAAAGTCATATTGCTGGATAAGGTCAAAAAGAACGTGGGGGTTTCGATTGCCAATAACGAAATATATATCTCTGCGGCAAATGCTTATCATAGCGGTTTCTATATGGTGGCAGAAGGAACTCAACCGAAGGTCGGACGAGGCGCTTACATTCAGCCGAAAGCGCCCATGAAGTATGCATTTCTGACCTACGGATTCACCGACCAGGCATTGACTATTGCCAAGAAGCAAGGTAAAGAGGCTATTGCCGGGGCGTTTGACGCTGAGTTCAAGACTGGGATGATTACGGCTAAGAAGCATTTAAACCGTATTCTTCATGGTGACGGCAATGGAAAGTTATGTCTGGCCAATGGGGCAGGAAGCTCTACAACCGCTTTGGTTGTTGACGGTGCTCCGTCGGAAGGTGGCAAAGGCAGGTCAACGAAGTTTTTGGCTCCTGGCCAGCATATCACCATCGGGACAACCGATGCAGAAATCTCAACCGTTGACAGCGCCACAGGGGTAACTCTAGCTGCGGCAAAGAGTTGGTCGGACAACGACGTGATAACACTCATTGATGATTCTGAGGCTATGGGCTTGGCAGGACACATTGATGATGGTGATAATGTGGCCACATACCAGAACCTTGCTCGTTCTTCCAATCCTGTGCTGAAAGCACAGACGGACGATACGGCGGAAGCCTTGACCGAAGCGGACATGATCGACATTGTTCTCCAGGCCTGCGAATTTGGTGATGGTCCGGATGTCGGTTTGTGTAATCAGGACCTTTGGAGAAAGTATGGAGCATTGTTACTTTCCCAAAAGAGAAATAGTACGGCCAAGCCTGTTCTGGGTGGTGGTTGGTCAGGTCTTATGTTGGATGTCGGTCAGAAGTCTATTCCAATTATCTGTGATTATGAGACCTGGGACGGATATGTTCAATTCCCGTCATTCTCTGGGTTTACCATTGCTGAGGCTTCCGAAATGTTGGAATGGTTAGCTGGGTACGATGGAAAAGGTGATGTTCTTCGTCGGTCTCCAGATAATCGCACGGCATGGGAAGGAACTCAGAAGTGGTATTTCAACCTTGTCGGACTTGACGTTCAGTCTATGGCAAGATTGCGAGCGAAAACAACTTAGCGTTAACCGGGTACTGCAGTATTCGGATTATCGCGATAATCTTGGGGGCTGGTTGCTGGCTCCTTCCAGCCCCCACTAAATTTATGTTGGATAAAGAAACAATCAGGATGGCCCGCAAGAAGTCATGGGAATCCCGTAGAAATCCAGTAAGGATTACTCAAGAGCATTGGGATGGGGCAGACAAACTTTTGCGCGAACACGAAGCATTTGAAGCGGGTAAAGATCGTGATATTGAACGCGAACAAGGACAGTTAGCAAAAGATGTTGGTAGTTTCACATACAATTTTATTCGCGGGAATATCATCACGTCAGGGTTAAGAAAAGAAGTCAAGAATCCCGTGATGTGTCAAGCAGACGAATGTTATACCTGTCATGTAAGCCTTGAACGTTCCATGTGGAACAGTGAGTATAGACCGGCAAAAAAAATTTTTTACAAATCAGGGCTTGAAGGATAT